GAGGTCACGGATCCATCGCTCGACATCGCCCCGGAGCACGAGGCGGCCGAGCAGTTCGACACGCTGGCGGAGGTCGTCGGTCGTGGTGCTCATGGCGTCGTCCCGGGAGAGACCGTGCGAGCGACCCTCAGCCCGGCGAGCTGCCCGACGAGCCGCTCGACGCTCGCCATGAGGTCGCTGCCGGGCGGAGTGAGCACGAAGGCGTCGTCCTCGAGTTGCTCGCCGTCGATCTGGAGCCCGAGCCAATCGAGCTGCTGGTGAACGAGCTGTATTGCGATCTGCGCCATGGCGAGCCGCACACCGGCGAGGAAGGAATCCTCGCTCGGTACCGGCGCCGAGTTCGTGGTCAGGGCCAACTCGAGGTCGGCCAGCTCGGCCAGTGTGGCGGTGAGCTTGGCGGTGAGCCGTGCTTCGGCGACCAGGGGATTGTCGAGCATCTCAACCTCGCCGTCGGCCGGTGTGGCGCTCATGGCGTCGTCTCCTCGCCGTGCCCGAAGGTGTAGGGCCGACTTCGGCGGGACACGATCGCCTCGGCGTCGCCGATGAGGTCCCGGGCGAGTTCCTGCGTCTCGTCCTCGTCGAGCACACCGAAGGCAGCGACGAGGCGGCGCCGCTCGGCACGTCGAGACCTACGCGGAGCACGTGCAGGACGCAATTGGCCGTGGTCTCGCACGGATGTTCGCCGAGGACGGCGGCCAGGAATGCCCGCACGAGGGCGCTGCCGGGAGTGGCGCTCACGAGGATCCCTCAGAATCGGCGCCAGGCGTACTCACGTTCGCCGCTGTGGCGTTCAAGTCGGTCGGCGGTACGTCTGACACCCCGGAACCGTCCTGGGCGAGCAGAGCGGCACGGCGTTGACGGATGAGCTTGCCCTGCTCGGCCAAGTCAGCAACCGTTGCGCCGGCGACCTCAGCATCGGCGGTCGCCTTCCTGACTTCGGCACGACCACGAGGCGACAGGCCGAGATCGTGACCGAGCTGAGCGGCGAGTCGATCGCAGGCGGTCACCTGCTCCCACACTCTCGACGCCACGGCGCCGGCGCCTTTCTCGGCACACAGCTTCTCGATGTGCTCGTGCAGGAGCAACGCTCGTGACTCGGCGCGGAGGTAGCGAGTCACGGCGGGCATGAAGACGTCCTCGGCCAGCCACGGAGCTACCTCGAGCAATCTTCCGTGAACTTCGAGGGCGCGCTCGGCGATCGCTCGCTCGCTGTAGGCGCCGTGACGGACGGCGACCTCGTTGCCGTCCTTGAACTGCTCCCAGCTGTAGCCACGTGCCGGCGTGGGCGTGAAGTCGGTGGTCATCGTGACCGCCCGCCGCTGGGACGCGCTTGATGCTGAGTCAAGCGGCGCACAGTGAGGCGCTGGTCAGCACCCACGTTTCGAGATGCTGCAACCCGACTGCAACCCGATTCAGCGAAGCCACGATGCAAGCGACAGGCGCGCAACGTCTTGCGGGATGACGACCTTGCGCACGCACGAGACTGCGCACGCACACCTAAAGGATGTGTGCGTGCGTGCGTAGTCCACGCACGACGTGCACGAGACTGCGCATGCGTGACGTGCGCCCTGGTCACAGCCACTCTTCCGGCTTCAAATCAGCTCTCACCGCACGCCAGCGGCGCGTTGGCGACCCGAGAATCGACGCGACCTCGACTTGGCCGCCATCGGTGAGCACTTTCAGGGCGTCCTGGATCGTCCGCTCCTTGAGTGGCGACAGGCCTGTCGTGTCGACGGCGAGCCGGTCGCCGATCTCGCGCACCATCAGCCAGCGGTCGTCCTCGACGGCCTCCAGCACGGCCAGCACGCGTCGGTGAGCGGGTCGCATGCCGGATCGGTCATCCTCGGTCGGAGCGTCGCCTTCGAGCACCTCGACGGAGTAGACGAGCGGGCTCGACAGGTCCTCCGGGTCGACGGCTCGCACCTTGCGACGGATGCGCAGCGTCGTCTCCGGGATCTCGTCGCCGATGAAGTCGATATCGAGCGTGACAGCCGACTCCAGCGTCGACGGGTCGACGTGCTCGGCCTTGCGCTCCGCTGACACGATCACGCGGCCCCACTCGGCCGGGCCCGCGCCGGACAGTCGGGTCATCCCGCGGCCCTCGGCTCGGTTGTGGTGGTGCACGACCACGAGAGCGGCTCCGACCGACTGGCAGAGGCTCTGCAGCGCCTCGAGCACCTCGCCCATCTCATAGAGCTGCGATCCCTGCGCACCACGAGCGGACAGGTACAACGGGTCGAGCACGACGAGCACGGGCGGATTCGTCTTCAGCTCCTCGGCGATCGTCTGCAGCTGCTGGGCGTTCGTGAGGTGCGGCGCCCGAAAGCACATCCGGAGAGGCTGCTCGCCGAGCTCTGCGCCGTAGAAGGCTGCGACAGCGCGCAGCCGGCGCGTCATCTTCCGAGGTCCTCCTTCACCCAGGAACATGAGCACCGAGCCGCTGCGCTCGATCGGGTACCGGCCGAGCCAAGCGCCGCCCGTGAGCACGGCGAGCACGAGGTCGAGCACGAGCCACGTCTTGCCGGCCTTCATGGTCGCTCCGAGGATGCCGTAGGCGTCAGCAGGCCAGACAGGGCGCGCGAGGAACGTCGGCCGCGGAGCGCTGGCGACGGCCGCCAGCACCTCGGCCACCGGGCGGAAGAGCAGGACAGGCGGCTGTACTCTCGCTGGCCGGTCCTCGGCTGGCATCCACGGCGGCTCGATTTCAGGCGGCTCGGGCGGTGGGCCAGCCATCTCCAGCACCCGGCTGAGGACGTCAGTCATGGTGAGACCACCGCGCCTCACGACCCAGACGGAGGCCGGCGGCGACCAGCTCGACAGCGTCGTCCTCGGAGACGCCCAGACGCTGAGCGACCTCGAGGCCCATCGAGGCGACTCGCTCGTCGTCGGTGGCGTACAGGCACAGCTGCCGGACGATTCCGGTCACGTTCGCCGGATCCTTGGCAAGCTCTCGCATCGGGATGTCGGGATCGGTCGGTTTCGCCGGTCCGCAGATCGCACCGAGGGCCGGGCGAGCACCTCGAGCACGCTCGTTCGCTCCGGCGACCAGATCTTCGAAGGTGTCGCCGCGAAAAGCGGCGTTCTGCTCGATCAGGCTCACCAACTCTCGGAGGTGTTCCGGCGGCGTCGTCTCCAGGAACTCGAGAGCGGTCATCTGGGCCAACCGCGCGGCGATCGCTTCCTCGATTCGGATGGAACGCCCTTCCGCCGCGCTGTCGGCCGTCATCCCGGCTCGCCGGCCTCGACACCCAACAGGCGAAGCAACCCAGGCACGCTCACAAAAATTCGCCGGCCGAGGTGCAGCACCGGGAGCTCGTTTTGGCGAGCCGACTGGTAGGCGACTCCCCTGGAGACGCCGATCAGCTCGGCGGCCTCCTCGACGGTGATCGTCGCACGGCCCGACTCGAGCAGCTCGCGAAGCGTCATCTCTACTGCCTCACGAACGGCTTCAGGTGGCGCTCGAGGTCGCGCAGCTTGAGCACGTGGGCGAGTCGATACAGGACATGGACCGTGGGCTGCGCCGCGCCCTTCTCGATGCGAGCCAGTTGCCCGGCGTCGATCTCGGCGTCTCTGGCAGTTCCCCGCAACGTCTTGCCTTGAGCGAGCCGAGTGCCTCGAAGTGGCGATGATGAGTCCACGCTGAGGAAGTATAGCCAACGCCGACGTGGAGTCAACGACCAGGCGCAGTCATCTTGACTGGCGTTGATTCTGCGTCTACGATGACAACATGACGGCAGCGAAGAAACGGGTCAGCATGACGCCAAACCAGCTCGTGGCGCTCAACATCACGGCCCAGCGCAAGACGAAGGGCTGGACACAGAGGGAGACGTGTGACCGCCTGGAGCCGCTGCTCGGGCAGCGCTGGTCGCCTGCGGTCCTGTCGGCGGCCGAACGGTCGGCCCTCGGCCACCAGCGACGCCGGGAGTTCACGGCCGACGAGCTCGTCGCCCTCGCTCGCCTGTTCAACGTCCCGATCGGAGCTCTCCTCGACGTCCCGCCCGAGACCGACTTCGAGGTGCCCGACAAGCGTCGCGGCCTCGCTGAGGCCGATGTCGCGGCCGTGGTCGGCATCGACCGGGCCGAAGTCCACCGGCAAGCACGCGAACTGGCCAGGGGCGCCCAGCGCGCAGCCATGCACGCCGCCGAGGCGTTCATCATCAGTATCCCGACCCCCAAGGCATTGGAGACCGAAGCCGACAGGGAGGAACGCCTCGAGGCTGAGGCGGCGATAGCGGCCATCGCCGCACGACAGGAGGACACGAAATGAGCGCAGCCGCCAGAGGAACCGTCGTCCAGCGAGGCGCGAAGTGGGCGGTCGTCGTCGATCTCGGGAAGGGCGCCGATGGCAAGCGAATCCGGCGCTGGCACTCCGGGTTTGCGACCAAGAGGGAGGCCGAGCAGGAGCGTACGCGGCTGCTCAGCACGCTCGACGCCGGCAACTACACGCCACCGAACCGGCTCACGGTGCGACAGTTCGCGACCGGCGAGTGGTTGCCGTCGCTCGACGCACTCGAGGCCGGCGGTGGCCTGAAGTCGACGACGGTGTCCAGCTACCGGATCCAGCTCGAGGCCTACGTGCTCGACGAGATCGGCGGCGTGCTGCTCCGCGACCTCTCGGCGCCCCGACTGAACGCCCTTTACAAGCAGCTGCTCGCTAGCGGGCGCAAGAACGGCAAGGGCGGCCTTTCCCGGACGAGCGTCCGCCTCGTGCATGTGACCTGTCACCGGATGCTCCGGGACGCCGTCAAGTGGGGGAGAGTCGCCCGCAACGTCGCCGACCTTGCCGACCCTCCGCGGCCCGCCCGCGTCGAGATGAGCGTATGGAGCCCGGCCCAGCTCCGGACCTTTCTCGAGTCGGTGCGGTCCGATCGCCTGTTCGCCCTGTGGCTCGTGTTCGCCACGACAGGCCTTCGCCGCGGCGAGGCCGTGGGCCTCCGCTGGTCGGCATTGGACCTCGATGGCGGTCGACTGACCGTGAGCCGCTCAAGCGTCGTGGTCGATCACCAGGTCGTCGACTCGACGCCGAAGTCGGACAGCTCGGCTCGCACGATCGGGCTCGACCCGGCGACGGTGGCGACCCTCCGGCAGCATCGCCGCAGGCAGATCGAAGAGCGCCTCGCGTGGGGTCCGGAGTACCTGACGAGCGATCTCGTGTTCACGTGGGGGAACGGGACGTCGTTTCACCCGAACGTCATCACGCGGACGTTCGCGCGACGAGCGGCAGCGGCGAAACTCCCGGCGATCCGTCTTCACGACCTCAGACACAGCTACGCGACGGCCGCTCTTGAGGCCGGCGTCGCGCTCAAGGTGGTCAGCGAGCGGCTCGGCCACGCAAGCATCGCGATCACCGGCGATATCTACTCACACGTCCGCCCGGAGGTCGACCAGGCAGCCGCCGACCTCGTCGCTGGGCTCATCCTCGGCGAGTAGGCTCCGGGGCGCTCGGGTTGCAGTTCGTGGCTCGGGTTGCAGTCGGGTTGCAGTGGAGGCGAGATGCTGACGAAGCGCCGCCACTATCGGCAAGAAAGTGCACGTCAGCAAGCCACGGGCTGTGGCGCAGCTTGGTTAGCGCGCTTGACTGGGGGTCAAGAGGTCGGGAGTTCAAATCTCCCCAGCCCGACTAGAAAGTGCTGGTGAGAGGCTCTATTTCGAGGGAGTCAGCAAGTCAGGCTGAGCCGTTGGTCACAGATTGGTCACGAGCGCCGAAGAGGTTCGCGACGAGGTCGGCCGCCGCCGAGTCGAGCGCCGGTATCGAGGCCGTGTAGACGTCGAGGGTGATCCGTGCTGATGAGTGCCCCAGCCGGCCGGAGACGACCTTGACCGGGACGCCCGCGCGCAGCGCCGTTGTCGCCCACGAGTGACGCAATCCGTGGATGGTGAGCGCCGGGAGGGCCGCCTGCTTCACGAGCCGTCCGAACGTGCGCGTGATGACGTTGGGGTGGAGTGCCGAGCCGTCGGCCCACACGAACACACGGCCGTCGCCCTGCCAGCCGGCGCCCATAGCGAACTGCTCCTCGCGCTGCTGCCGGCGCCACGCCTTGAGCATGTCGACGGTGAGGGGATCGAGCGCCATCGACCGTCGTCCGCTCGCGGTCTTCGGCTCGGACTCGACTGCCACGCCGTAGGCGACCACCGTCGCCTGATTGACCTCGAGCAAGCCGTCCGAGAGGTTGAGATCGTCCCAGCGGAGCCCGGCCAGCTCGCCACGACGGAGGCCCGTTGTAGCCGCGAGCCGCCACATAGCGGACCAGCGGTCCTCGGCTGCCACGGTGAGGAAGGTGCCCACCTCCTCGGGTGTCCACGCCCTCGGCTTCGCTCCCGGCTGTCGCGGAGCGTTGGCGTCGTCCGCGACGTTGCGGGGGATCAGGTGCCACCGAACGGCATCCTTGAGCGCCCGGTGAGCGGTCACGTGCACGTATCGCACCGTGCGGTCCGACAGCCCGGAATCGCTGAGCTTGCCGTACAGGGCGGTCAACTGCGGGCCGTCCAACTCGCCGAGAGGGACCGCGCCAAGGTGGCGCTCGAGGTGTTTCGCCATCTGTGCGTACGCGGAGGCTGTCGTCTTGCGGACGGTCGGGCGCATCGCCGGGATCCAGCGCTCGGTCAGGTAGCGACCGAAGGTCAGTTTCGACGGCCGCACGTACGAGCCCTGCTGAACGTCGCCGAGCAGTCTCGTGACCTCCGCCTGAGCCTCCTTCTTCGTGGCGAAGCCGCGCCGACGGACCTGCTGGCGCTTGCCGCCAGCGGTGGGGACGTCGACAACGAGCGCCCACGTGCCATTCGCCTGCCTCTTGATCGAGCCTGCTGTGCTCATGGCTTCGCCTTCTCTCCGTTGGTATTGAGGATCGCCTTTGCCTTCGCGGTTAGGACGCCGCCCGAACGGCCGGGGCTCGTCGGGCTGAGTAGGCCGCGGTTCCTGGCTTCCGAGAGCCAGTTCGCCACCGTGTTGCGGCTGTAGCGCATCCGGTCGGCGACCTCGCGAACGGGGGACTTCGAGCGGGCCGCGGCCACGTAAACCTCGGCGACACTGGCGTAGAAGCCGTCGTCAAGGGGTTGATTCATCGCACCGCGCCGGGCGTCTCCGACCGTGCGCGCGACGTCTTCGAGACGCTTCAGCTCCGCAGGCGTCATACCGTCGGCCGATTGTGGAAAGGCGGAGGCGCCGCCGAAGGCACGACCGACCTGGACCCTCACGAGGCGCTCAAGCTCGCCGAATGCGACCGTTCGGAGAGCGGTCGCCCCGATGCTTGTCACTGGTCCCCACGAAGGGTCGTTCTGACCCGGCTCACCCGGAAACGCCAGCATGCTCCGGTCCGCGATCGTCCATTGCACGACGCGACCATCCTCGGCGAGGTCGGCAGCGAAGCGAAGTCCAGGGTAGTCGGGATGTTCGATGATCGCTGAGACTCCGACGCCGAACCGGCTGGACGGCGGGACGTCCGCGGGGTGCATCGCCTGCACAAGCACCCTCGACTGTCCCGAACCTGCCTTCGAAAGAGTGTGGTTCACGAGGCAGAATCTAGCACGGTTCGGGACGGTGTGCCATACCATACCTTTGTGAGAGCACTAGAGGTGCCGACAGGCACGGAAGGCGATGGCACATGAGCCGAGACGAGACTCGCGAGGCAGCCGCACAGACGATCCGACAGGACTGGCGCGACCGCCCAACGATCGGGGTGGTCGAAGCCGGCGAGGTTTTGGGCATCGGCCGAAATTCAGCCTACGACGCCGTGGCGCAGGGATCGATCCCCTCGCTGAGGATCGGCAAGTCGATCCGTGTTCCGGTCGCCGCGCTCCGAAGGCTGCTCGGCGAAACGCCGTGACCTTCGGACGCGGCGCTGCGCCCCGGCAAGAGGGCACAGACGCTCGACAACTAAAGGTCTTAGGCCCAGTGTACCGAGGGCTTGCTCGGCTCCGGGTGAGGTTGTGGCTTGCCGTCGTCAACTTTGCTGAGCCTCGGCTTCGTGCTGGGTACGACGATCTCGTTGAACGGGGGGGATCGTGAGCATCGCCCTCGTCCGTCTAGAGGAGGCCCTCGAGCGCCACGAATGCCATCCTCGGAACGGCTCGGCGAGCTGCCCGGCTAACGGTCACTTCCCGGACGCTCACCCTTCGTTGTCCTACAGCCAGGGCGCAGAGGGAGTGCTCGTCAACTGCCAAAAGGGCTGTCCGATCGAGGACGTGCTCCGGGCGTTGGATATGCCGCTGTCGGACCTGTTCGACACGCCCCGGGAGAAAGGGAGCGACGACGACGGCATGTGGACACCAGCTGGTCGCGCTACCACTCGCTACCCGTACACCGACGCTGACGGGACGGTTCTTTTCTTCATTTTCAGGACAGCCGACAAGAAGTTCCTCCCCGGCTGTCCTGACGCTACGGAGAAATCTGGGTACGTCTGGAACCTCCGAGCGGTGCCGCGACCGCTCCCGCTGTTCCGGTTGCAGAAGGTGATTGCAGCGGTCGCGGCGGGCGAGACGATCTACCTGTGCGAGGGAGAGAAGGACGTCCACACCGTCGAGGCGCTCGGGCTCACAGCCACGACAAAGCCGGACGGCGCTGGCGGTGGCGGCCGGTGGAACAAGGTCGACGTCTCTCCCTTGCACGGCGCACGCGTCGTCGTGCTGCCCGATCGCGACCCTGACGGCACGAAGTACGTCATCGGGTTCCGCGAGGTCATCGGCGACAAGGCGGACGTCCGGGTCATCCACCTGCCGGACCTACCCGACAAGGGCGACGTGACTGATTGGGTCGCAGCCGGCGGCACTCGCGAGCAGCTCGAGGCGATGACGGTCGCGCCCGAGCCCGGCGTTCGCGAGAACGTCCAGTCGACGCCCGGCCTGATCGTTGAGTCTGTCGGCGAGGTGTTGGCCGGCGTCGACGCGGCTCCCAAGCCCAAGTACCTCATGCGACGCGTCTGGCCGTTCGACGCCTACGGGATCCTCGGCGCGGCCATGAAGGCCGGCAAAACGTGGCTCGTGATCGACTTCGTGATCGCCGTGCTCACCGGAGGCGCGTGGCTTGGGCGCTTTGAGTGCGATACCTCGGGACCGGTGCTCATGTTCCTCGGCGAAGGCGGACCACGGAAGATGAGCCGGCGGCTGCGCGCCGTCGCTGCGTTCTACGCCGTTCCTGACCTCGCGTCGCTACCGCTCCGGCTGTGTTTCCGAGCGCCGCACCTCACCAAGCCGGAGCACCTGCAAATCATCGCCGCCGAGCTCGAAGAGCATCATCCGGTGCTCGTCGTGCTTGACCCGCTCTACCTGTCGGCTCGCGGCGCCAACGCATCGCAGCTCGTAGAGATGGGGGAAGTTCTCGAAACCATTCAGAACCTGTGTCAGTCGGTCGGCGCGGCGCTCATGGTCACACACCACCACAACCGCTCCGAGGGTCGGGGCATGTCCCGGCTGTCCGGTGCCGGGCCAGCGGAATGGGGACGCGTGATCGTGTCCGCCCAGGTGAAGACGAAACACACCGACGCCGACACGCTCGAATCATCGGTGACGCTTGAGATCGACGTCGAGGGCGACGAGGTAGCGGAGACGACGCTGCGTATCCGTCGCAAGGTGAGTGCGATCGACCCTGACGACTTGTCGAGCCCGCTGATCTACTCCGTGGAGCTGCTCGCCGACGCGGCCGAGCCCGACCAGCAGGACGACGGACTGACGCCGTCGGCACGTCGCGTACTCGCCATCCTCAACAAGAGTTCGGACTGGCACGACGTAAAGGCACTGGGCGATGGCCTCGCTAGGGACTCGAGCGGCTTTCCGCTGAAGGCGCGGACCATCCAAACCGCCTGCAAGGGACTGGTCGAAGCCGGCCTGATCGAGGCCGTAGGAATGCGCGGATCGAACGCCTTCCGCTGGAGAGCGGTTTTCCCGGCAAATCATCCTGCCGATGACGGTAGAAATGGTGTCTGACCAGGGCGCAGGTTGCGCATGCGCAACATCTGCGCACTCTGCGCATGTCACGCATGTTGCGCACACACCCTTAAGGGTGTGCGCAACGTGCGCAACCGACGTGACCGTCTGCGGCGCTCGCGAGGCCGGACTTTCCGCGGTGATCCCATGAGCGCTCAAGTGTGCGACGGGGACGTGTCAGGCGACCACGAATTCGGAGAGGAAGTGCGGTACGTCGGTCACGGCGGACCGCTCGACGGCGAGTGGATCATTCGTGGCTGCCTGCAGTGCAACGCGTTTGAGATGGCGCCGCGATCCGGCGGTCCCGCGCTCGAGCTTGTCCTCGCCAAGTTGACCGAACTCGGTTGCGATCCACGAGAACGGACAACACCGTGACCGACCGTTCGATGTCCGATCTTGCGACTCGATTGGAAGCACTCGGAGCGTTGATCTTGCGCGGCGACTTCGAGCGCGCCGTTCGCTCCTACGACGAGATCGCCAGTAGTGCGGGACGTGTCGAACTGGCTCAGGCGCTCGCTCCGCCTTGGCCGGCGCTGGTCGAGATCGTTGACGACTACGGCGCTGATCTCGTTCTCAGATCTGTCGAGAAGATTCGCCTCAAGGTGTGGAACCAGCACCACGACGCCAGGTCGTCATCGGCATGAAGACCTCCGCGATGCCGGCCAAGATAATTCGCTGCCGGTGTGGCAACCCACTACTGAACACCACTGCGATTTTCTGCGGCCCGTGCCGGCGATCCCTGCCGCCGAGGCGAGGAGCCTCCGGGGGTAGGGGGGATGGGGGGCGATTCACCAAGGGTCGAATGACGATGACTCCGCAGTCAAAACTTTCCCCCTTCGATTTTTCTAAGGTCCAAGCCGACGCGCCGGGGATGGTCGCATGAGGCCCTCGACCACCCAACGAGGCTATGGATCCACTCATCAGCGCCTACGCGCATGGTGGAAGCCACGCGTCGAGCGAGGAGAGGTCAAGTGCGCCCGCTGTGGGTGCTGGATTCAGCCCGGAACGCCCTGGGACCTCGGGCACGACGACAGGGACCGCAGTGTTTACCGAGGCCCTGAGCACCGTCGCTGCAATCGAGCGACGGCGACCCACGAAGCGGCTCGAAAGCGCCGCCGACAGCAACCGATCCCGCCACGCGGCTACGACTCTCCGATCTGGTGACGCGATGACGCGCAAGTGCGCCCAGTGCGGCGCCCAGTTCACGCCGAAGACGAGCCGAGGCCGGTTCTGCAGCCGGACGTGCCACTACGCCCACCGCGACGGCAGCACACCGAGAGGCACGACGATCACGGCACTCTGTGCCAGGTGCGGCAGGAGCTTCACGTTCACCAGCTCGACCAAGCGGCGGAGACTCTGCGACGGCTGCCACGGTCCTGTCGCGCCGGCTGAGCCGAGGTCGTGCGACTACTGCGGGGCGAGCTTCGTGGGCCGGCGGGGGCAGCGGTTCTGCTCGGCACCCTGTGGCGACCGGGCGAAGTCGAGGGCGCGAGGGAGGCTGGCGTCCGGCTCGACGGCCGAGCGCTTCTGCGTCTCGTGCGGGCGCAGGTTCGCCTTCGTCGTGTGGAAGCGGCCGCCGATCCGGTGCCCCGACTGTCGCGGCGGCGGTGGCGCATGAGACTCCGTCGCCCTCCTCGCTGGCGCCGCCGTCCCGAACACCCGAACGACGCCACGATCACGCCCATCTACGGAAGGTCAGCGCCATTGCCACCGATGGGACAGAGACGCCTGCTGGCGTTGCAAGACGCGACAGGGCTCGTCTACTGGTCGCACCAGATCGCCGCCCTCAGCGCCGACGAAGCCGGATACTGCGACCGTCGATCGTCGCCAGCGCAGTCGACTTCACCGCCCGCCAGCTCGTTCGCCATGCGCTTCTCTTGCGCATGGCCGGCGAGGACGCCAGCGAAGAGCTGGCGGCCCTCCGGGCCCGCGGCGAGCACCTCATCGGTCAAGTCTTCGAGGTCGGCGCCGAGCCGTGACGCCGCCGCGGTCGCTCCTCCGAGGTTTCGACGGCTCCGTGCTCGTCCCACCTTCGGTCGCCGAGGAGTTGGCGCCGTATGTCCGCAGCGCCATCGACGCCGCGACTCGCCGCGACGGTTGTCGATTGTCCGACTCTGCCCTCGACGTCGCCGCTGCCCTCGAGGAGTCCGCCAGGGCGAACCGTGCTCGCCGTGCCGAGGTTGTCGCGGTTGACAACCTCCTTGACTCGCCCCGGTTGTCATCCGGCAGGGTGGACCCGATGCACCTTTCGGGACATGTGGCGGAGGTTGGCCCGGCAGAGTTCGCTGCGTTGATCAGCGTGACTCGCCAGGCCATCCTCCGCCGGTGCGCCCGTGGCACCTTGCCCGGAGCCCACAAAGACGCCGCCGGCCACTGGCGTATCCCACTCTCCGCACTGGGCGGCCGCGCCGCATGACGACCGCCTTTGCTGATCTCACGTCGTACCTCCAGCGGTCCCGCGACAACGCCCTCCGAGCCGCCGAGATCGCCGCACGCCGCGCCGGCGCCTCGCCCGACGTCGGGACACTTATCGAGGTCGAGGAAATGCTCATCGACGCAGAGCGGGCGGAACGTCGCCTCGCTCTGATCGAACACCGCCTCGCCGAGGGCGACTGACGTGGGACTCAGCCGAGACGAGCACCTAATCGCAGTCGAGAACGCGATCATCGAGCTGGCGGATCGCCTCGCAACGCCCGCCGATTACACCAAGTACCCGGGGATTACCGCCCTCAGGCAGCTACAAGCCGAGCGCAAGGCGTACGCGGAGTACGAGAACAGCCGGGCTCAGCGCGAGATCGAGCAGCGCGACGCCGAGTGGCGCGTCCAAGGCGAAGCAGCGGGCCGCATCCTCGCCGAGCGTCGGCGCATCTTCGCCGCCGGGTTCGGTCGCCCGCTATGACGACGTTCGAGACGCGCCCCGGTGGGAGAGAAGGTGCCGCACGGTCCAAGCCGGGAGCGACCGCCAAGAGCCGCAAGGAAGCCATCGAGGCCGCGGCCCGGGCCGAAGGCGCCACCGTCGAGCAGCGGGCCGACGGTTCGGTCGTCATCGACAAGAAAGCAAAGAAGGCGAGGCCGAAGTGACCAACGCGCTCAGGGCGCAGGAGCACCGCGGCTGGGAGCGCCGCTATTCGACTCTCGGCGCACCCGGAACCGGGCCGGCGTTCCGCGATGCCGGCACCACACCCACGAATGGCTGGACCCTGAGCGCCTATGCGTCTACGACCGGGATCCCCTACAAAGTCGCTGACCGCTTCGGCGAGTTCACCGAAACCGTCGAGCGGGGCGCATTCGCAAAGACGCTTGCTACTGGCGCCGACGTCGTGCTTCGGGTCAACCATGCCGGAATGGCTCTCGGACGCACGACCTCAGGCACGTTGCAGCTCAACGAGGACGGCCGAGGATTGCGTTACGCCGCCAACCTGGACCCGAACTCTCCGGACGCCCAGTCGCTCCGAAGTGCCGTCAGCCGAGGCGATATGAGCCAGTCGAGCTTCTGCTTCGAGGCAGTGCGGGACTCATGGTCGTCGGACTTCACCAAGCGCTCGATTTTCGAGGCCCGCTTGGATGGCGGCGATGTAGGTCCCGTCTGCTTCGGGGCGAATCCGGACACCGGCGCAGTTGGCGCCGCCCCTAGCCTTCGTGCTTTCCGGGCTCAGCTTTCCGGAGCGGCGATGGATGCCATGCCCGACTCCGCCTTCGCCTACGTCGAGCCAGGCGGTACGAAAGACGCCCACGGCAAGACAGTGCCCCGATCAAAGCGGCACTTCCTGATCCACGATGCGGCCCACGTCCGCAACGCCCTCGCCCGCATCGCCCAAGGCGCCAAGTTCGGGAAGCAGGCGCTCCCGACCGTGCTGGCTGCCGCCAAGAAGTTCGGCGTGAGTGTGGCGCAGGCGAACTCGGCCGGCGCCACACTCACTCGGGCGATGGTGGCACCCGGCACACCCATTTGCACCTGCTGCGCCATGTGCGCACAATCCGACTGCGACGGCACCTGCTGCGACGATTGTTGGGTTGGAGACGTCAATGCCGACGTTGCGAGCGACAGCACTGACGAGCCGGTGAGCGCATCACAGGCCCAGCTCGACGCCGACGCCTGGGACTACGAGTTCCGATGCCGGATCGCTCAACTCGAAGGGCGGCCGCCGCCGCCTCGCCCGATCCGTAGTGCGTGGGGGCTCAAGCACGCAATCGATGATTGCGACGAGCGCATCCGGATCCTGCAGCTGTCGGCCGGCCCACCTCAATCGCCGGCCGAGATCATGGCCCACCGCCGGAAGATGGCCGAGGTCAACCGGATTCTCAGCGTGCGGCGCACAGAGGAGATCCTCGCGAAGCGACTCAAGGAGGTCGGTCGATGACCGAACCAACCGTGCCAGCCCTCTTCGACCGCATCGACCGCCTCGAGCAGGCCGTGACGGGGTTGCTCGCATACGTCACTGACAACCAGGTGATCCGCGTGACTCGGTCGGTCGCTGCAGGCGCGAGCGGCTCCGTATTGCTCGACTTCTTCAACGCCATCGCCGCCGAGCAGGCGGCCCGCACGCCCGACGATGACCCGCTCGGTGACCTCGGACGCGCCCTCGACGCTCGGTTGTGCCGGCGGATCGATGAGCTCGACGCCGAGGACGAAGGCCGCTAAGTGCTGCGCCTGCTCGCTCTCTTCACCCTCACCCGCCTCAAGATCGATCGCCGCGGGGGCGAGGCCGACGAGTTCGGCCGCAGGTTCCAGAAGTTTGAGAAGGACATCAGCGGGATCCTTGGGTTCATTCAGCTGATCAACTCCAGCGACGAGGCGCAGATAACAGCGACAGAATCGACCACTTCCACCACCTTTACCGACCTCGCGACGCCCGGGCCGGAGGTGGGCGTCAACATCGGAGCGAGCGGCAAGGTAAAGATCACCGTTCAGGCGTTCACGTCGCCGACCGCCAACCCGCTCGGGGTGACGGCTCAGCTAGGCGTGAGCATCGACGGAGGCTCGGCGGGCACCGTCGCTCTCATGTCCAACGATGCCAACAACGGTAACGAAATCACCCTCACCGGCTTCGTCTTGCTCGACGGCCTCAGCATCGGCCCTCACACCTTCAAGCTGCAGTACGCCGTGTCGGCCGGGAACACTTGCTCGTTTGGCACCCGCGACATCTTCGCTGAACCGCTTTGACGAGCTGATGTATGCAAGCGGCCGCGGGACGGCAACGATCGAGAGCCGCGTCTCCCTCGAACCGGGTGGCGCTGTAGCCTGCCTCGTGGTCATCACTTGTGGGCATTGCGGCCTCCGTGTGGAGGCCAGTGTGATGCCGGCGGGTAACGCTGGTCGCTTTCTCGTCTGTCCCCACTGTCAGAACGGAAGCGTGTTGGACGGCAGCGGACGCGTCTTCCCAGCTGCCCCGGCCGGTGGAGAGGTGGCTGGCTTGCCTCAACCGGTCGCCGACGCCTGGCTCGAGGCTCGAACAGCCTTTGGGGGCGGGGCTTGTACGGCCGCCGAGATGATGTGCCGAAAGATTCTCATGTACGTCGCAGTCGACAAGTCGGCCATTAGTGCCGGCAAGAGCTTCGTGGAGTATGTCGACGCCCTCGAGGCTGCCGGCTATATCACGACCGGCCTCAAGCCGGCGGTTGATCAGATACGCAAGAGAGGGAACGTGGCCAACCACGAGCTTCCGTCGTCCACCAGGGAAGAGGCGGCCGCAACCTTCAAGATCACCGAGCACCTGCTACGAGGAATATACGAACTTCCGATCTAACCCTCGGGCGTTGACCGCTGCTTCACTCGTAGGGACGCGACAACGCCCTCGGCGAACCGAGGGCGTTGTCGTTGGGAAACCGCGGCTTCTCTCAGTCAGTCACTACTCTCGCCGACGATGCGAGTGAACGACGCTCAGGTGGCCCCGCTGACGGTCGCCTCCGTGGCGGAGGATCGGGCAAGGGCGACTCAACCTCAGCGGACTGGGCGCTCATGTCGCTGCCTGCCGGCGTAGTCGGTCGCCTAATTCGGTGAGTAGCACCAGCAACTCGTCAATGATCTCGCCGGCCGTCGAGGGCACCTTCGGGGCGACTACGGGACGTGCGATGTCTTCGAAAACGCCTTCGGGCGTGGTCGCAGCGAGGATCCTGCGGACTTCGGGCCTTCGGTCGTCAATGGCGCTCACGACGTCGTCAACGCCGAGCGCGCCGCCAAGATCGCCTCCTCAAGCTCGCTGACCCGCTGTGTCAAGTTGGCGAAGTGCGTCCCGGTTACCTCCGTCTGGCAGATCCCTTCGATCTCGACGGGGGCGAGCCGAGCCTCGAAGGCGGCGATCTGCTCAGTCATCGCTTCGTAGCCGCCCTGGACGGCTGCCCACGTGTTCCTGTCGGCCCTGGCATCCTCCGACTTCGCCATCTCGGCGAAATGCTCAGCCAGGTAGCCGAACGTCACCGGGTTCTGCCAGTTGTGCTGGCCGATGAAAAGGGCGATCGCCTCGAAGTCGGGCTCGTGGTCGGGACTGATCGCCCTCTCCCACACGTCCACGTCGCCGTACTCCAAGCGGAGCATCTCGTCGTGCCAGGGCTCATCGGCCCAAAGGCACGGACACTTGCGGGATTCCGCGTCGTTCTCCGTGGACGCGGTCGCGGGTTTGGCTACGGTTGCCATGTCGATGCCTCTTTCGTAGGTGTCGGCCAGCCGGGCGGAGGTTCAGTCCTCGCGCCCGGCACTTGTTATGTCAAGGCTGAGTGTGACGCCCTTCGCAACCGTTGTCAACGAGATCAGTCGGGCAGATTCCTCTCCTCGTGAATCTTCGAGTAGTCAATGCCGGCAGTGCCAGCGGAACCGTCAGATGTCGCAGGGCGGAGCATCAAGCCACCCACGAACGCGACGACTCCGCCGAAGATAGCCACGAAGAGCCCGAAGCCGATTGAGGCACTCGCCAGCGAGGACTGACGGACGCTGTTCACGAGGTTTTCGATGCCGGGAATCTCAAGCACCGCGACGATCGCGGCCACGATGCCGACGATCGCCGGCGATTGCTGAAGCCACCGCGGCAGAGGCACGCTCGCAGCGCGACAGACGCCGATGACGATCACCTCCAGGCCGAAAAGAAGCATGAGGAGGCCATCGATGCTGAAGCCCTCATCGTTGCCGAGCTGCATTCCGTTGCGCGAGATCGCGATGCCGACGACGTGACCCGAGAACCAGGGGAGGAAGCCGCTTACTGCGAGGACGATCCCACCTAGAAGCGTTACAAAGGCGCCGGCTTTGGCCTCGGGCGACGTGGACTCGGGCGCGGGTTTCGAGAGATCCGAGCCGCAGTACCGGCACTTGATGGCCTCCGCCTGGATCGGTTCCGCACAGAACGGGCAGGGCTTCATCGTGGCTTCCGATCTGAAGGAGCGTCGACCGCACGCTACTCCGCGTCGGTGCCTGTGGCCTCGCTCCGCAATCGTTGCTCGCGCAACAACTACCCTGAACACCGATGCATCCTGACGCCGTAGCCGGACTCATGCTCGGACACGACGTCCCGGACGTCGCCCAAGTCCTCGGCCGGCCGGCGTGGGAGGCGAAGGCAGCGTGTCGTGGGCTCGACGTCGACCTCTTCGTCGTGCCGCTCGGCGGGAACAGTGAGGCCGGGCGCGCTGTGTGCCAGCGGTGCCCGGTGGTCGCCGACTGCCTCGATTACGCCCTCAGCGAGCCGGAGCTACAAGGGACATGGGGAGGCACCGGCGAGCGGCAGAGGCGAGCCCTGAGACGCGTGAGGCAGCCTCCGGCGGTGCCACCGTGCGTGAACTGCGGGGCGCCGAGCGTCGACGGGGAGAGGTGCCGGCGGTGCGCTCACCACCTTGGCGCGTACGGCTCGGAACGGCCGCGGGCGATGCGGAGGGCGAGCGCGTAAGCACCGGTTCGGCGGCACGAGTAGCCTTTGGTGTGTTGTCTGAAGCAAACTACATCGCTGTGACTCCGGGGCATGGGACATGACGGACGCGCCTGGCCCGCTCGGGCCGGCAATCCAAATCCCTCTCGTCTGGGTTGGCATCGAAGAGCACCCAGTGATGGCGGCGAATCAGTTCCTCGGCCAAATCGTGAGGCCTGGCGAGATCGTAATCTCAGTCGGTCACGTGACTCCTCCACCGGTAATTGGATCGCTCGAGCAACAGACCGAACAGTTGATGAGGGTGGCCTTCGCACAGGTTCGTCCGATCGCGCGATTCGGGCTGACTGAGTCTCGCGTGCGAGAACTCATTACGATGCTGCAGCAGACGCTGGACAATGCCGAACGTATGGCTGACATCGAACGAGGGAACGCGTTATGACGACCGTAGCCGTGGATCATTTCGCATCGGCGACGCGGATTGCTGTCTTCGCCGAGACCCAGTTCACCAACGCCGACCCGGTTGAGCGCGGGCCGATTCCGGCCTCAATCGCATCGGACCAGCTCTACTACTGGAGTTCTCGCTGGCAGAGCGATGAGCAGGAGACACTTGACGAATTGGCGCGCGGCGAAGGGCGGCGCTTCGAGTCGGCCAGGGACGCCGTCAGGTGGTTGCTCGACCCGAGCAGCGACTGACCCGGTGGCGGTTGTTCTCACGCCCAACTTCAAGAAGCGTCTCCAGCGGAAGGAGCCAAAGCTTGCGGCCGCGGTGCTTGAGTGCATCGATCGTATCCAGGCCAATCCGCGCCATCCCGGGCTGCAGGTGCATCGCATGCGGGGGACTCCGGACGTATTTGAGGCTTACGTTGACCAAGGTAACCGCGTGACCTTTCACTATGAGAACGGGGACGTTGTCTTCCGCAACCACTGCAACCACGACATCCTGCGTCGGCCGTAGCTTCGTCGCCCGCGATTGGTCACGGATTGGTCACGGATTGGTCACAACGGGCCGGGATTCGGCAACACGGTGGCTCGACGGAAATAGGCTCTGAGCAGGTAGAACGGGATTCGGTAACCTGGCCAGGGACGGGCGTGTTTAGACTGGGGGTCAAGAGGTCGGGAGTTCAAATCTCCCCAGCCCGACTAGAAAGTGCTGGTGAGAGGCTCTATTCCGCCACTACGGCAGGTCACGGTACTTGCGCACGCAAACAACT